GACGCAGGGCCAATAAGTTTTACCTTGTTTGTACCGTTATCGCTGTCCTCAAAGAACTCAATAAATCCTGCGCTAGTGGCCGCGTTCTTTAGCTGTAAGCCAGCATTTGCAATAGGCGTTGTCAGCACTGGAGTCGTAAGCGTTTTATTTGTAAGTGTATCGGTTGTAGCTTTACCCACTAAAGTATCTGCCGCAGCAGGTAGGATTAACGTAACATCCGCTGTAGCCGCTGGGCCAATAAGAGTGACCTTGTTTGTACCGTTATCGCTGTCCTCAAAGAACTCAATAAATCCTGCGCTAGCGGCGGCATTCTTTAACTGCAAGCCCGCATTGACAACAGGCGTTGTTAAAATAGGAGTTGTTAAGGTCTTGTTAGTTAACGTCTGTGTAGCCGCAATGCCCGCCAAAGTGTCTGAGGTAGCTGGTAAAACAAGAGTTACGTTACCTGCGAACTGAGAGTGTGCAGGCGCTTGAATTTGAGCATAGTGCGCGTTGTTTGACTCGCAATAGAACTTAACTGTTGACCTAGTTCCACCATTTTTAAGGGCTATATCGCCTTGTGTTAGGATTACACCGTTACTCGCGCCACCTACACTTACTGAAGTTACAACATCAAGAGCGTGAGCTAGTTTAGGAGATGTTACAGCGTCGTTAGCTAATTTAGCGGCTGTAACTGTACCATCGCCCGGAGTTGTAGAAGCAAGGACAGTAGATATGATTAGTACTTCTACTTTTACACCCGCTGCTGGAGCAGTGCTAAAAGTAAGCGTTGTGTTATTAAAGCTAAATGTGTCTTTGTGCTGGTAAACACCATCAAAGTACACTTGTATTGAGTTTTCAGAAGCAGGTGTTACAGACATAGAAAGCGTTGTGTCGCTTCCATCACCTGTCATAGTGCTTAGACTAAAGACAGCTTCGCCGCCTCCGATGTCTCCCCACGCATTTGTGTATCCTTCAAACTTACCTGTAGTAGAGTTATACCGGAACTGACCTGCTGCTGCGGTAGGACGTTGGCCTGTTGAACCAACGGGTAGTTTAACTGCACCAGTACCACTAAAAGAAGCAGAGGCTGCATTAAGCTCCCCTGCTACTGCCAAATTAGTCATAACGTCGTATAAAATAGCGCCGCTACCCCCACCATTGGAGGAGATAACTTTTGTTTGTCCCGCAAGAACCGCTACATTAGCTCCAGAACCTGCGGTAAATGTAAGAGTATAACTAGTGCCGTTTTCTATAATCCAAACTTTAGATACAGTATTAGGTGCAAGCGTTACCGTACATGCTTGGCCGCCCCCAGTAAGTTTAAGGTAAAGAGACCGAAGTTCGCCGTTTGTAGCCGTTCCATCAGGCATGGTTAGCGTAGCAGTGGATGCGTTAGCAATAGCCTTGGTCGCAAAACCCATAGCATCGCCAATTAACTCTAGGTTAACATTTGTTTCCGTACCCCACGTACCAGAAGATTCGCCAGTGCCAATCTCTTTAAGTCTTAAATCGTTAACATAAGTTGCCATTATTTACTTCCTCACGCGGCTATTACTTGCCAATTAGTGTTGGGCTGAGACGTGTCTATCAGTTCCCATACGTTTGTTGTTCCTATCTCGCCTGTAGCTGAAACACCCGTTAAAATAACGTTTGCTGATGTACCAGCTAGTACATTACCTATCGCACCTGAAGCAGAAACTCCTGTTACGGATACAGCGCATACGGGTAGTACAGTTACATTACCTACCGCACTGGTGCCTGCTACTCCTGTGACGGGTATGGGAGTAACTGAACTCCATGTACCTGCGCCCCATGTACCTCGTCCCCAACCTGTGACCGGATCGGACATTACGCTATTCTTATAATAGAGGTGCTAGCACCTACTGCGGGAAAGGTAATGGTAAAGCTACCGTTAGTAGCGGTCTTATCCGCTCCAAAGTCTAATACACAGACCGAAGTATCTCCTGTAGTATCTTCGTTGTATATTAATGCTCCTCTAGCGGTAAGCGTAACACCCGGAAATGTACATGTGCCAAAAGAAGTCATGCCCGTAGTCCCAGAAGCACTAGGGTTTACTCTGTCTAATGCCTTACCTTTTGCAGGGTAGCTAGTACCATTGCTACTTACTTCGTTACTAGTAGTGTACCCAGCGGTTGCTGCGCTAATATCAGAAGAACTGGTATATAAAGCTATCTTAAAAACATCTCCGCCAGATGCTAAAAAGTTGTGTTTACCTTCTAACAGTTCTTTCTTAAACGATGTACACATTGCCTGACTTATCGCCATTATAGTCTCCTAATAATATCAGCAATATCTTGCTGTTGGTTTTGGTCAAGTAATGCCACAAGCGTAGTTCTATCGCTTTCAATAGCCTTGTCCATATAATATTTTACTGCATTAAATACTTGTAGTTTAAACGCTTCAGCCTGTTCTTTTATTACAGGGTGACATTCTCCACCTACAGATACTATTTGTTGGGTAGCTATATCCGCCCAGAACTCAGGATCATGCCCTTTATTGTTAGTAGTAGTGACTCCTACAGAGCCTATACTTGATACAGCTAAATCAAACATTTTAATATACTCAGCTAGGTGTAGTTCTGAATTGCCCAGAACGATATGTATCTTCGCGTAACTTACCGTCACCAAGATTCTTTAATAGGGTAATAGACAGCAAATACATCTTCTCATAGTTAGCTATGGTATCCGGTTCACCTTTCATAAATCTTATCGCTTCAATTAATGCGCCATTAAGCAGTGCAGAGTCAAACTCGGTGCCTAACCACGTAGTACCAGCAGTGACTATTGATTCAGGATAGTACCCATAATGTAACTCTACATCGTATATATTAGTAGGAGTTGGCCCCAACAAAAAACTATTCTGGCTAAAATAAGCGTAGTGTTTCGGTAATCCTGTGGATGTAACAATAGGGTACGCCTCACGTATAAAATTAACATCTTTATTTATTAGGTACGTGAATGACCCATTAGAGTCAATTACTGCCAAACTGTAAGTATACAGAAAATCAGTAACAGGTACTGTTAAGTACTGATTATTCGCTTGAGTACGTCCTGTTACGTTTTTACGTAGCGCGGGTATCTGGACTGAGCTATATATCTTCTGCTCGGCCTGTTGCGTAAACATAGCAAGCTGCGCGTCTGTAAATGAATTTTCACAGATGTCTTCGATATTAGTTTTCAGTTCAGTATAGTTCATGGATTACGCCATTGGGCCGCGTGCGTACAAGCCTTTAGTAGCAGCGCCAGTACCACGTACTTTTACTTTACCACCCTTTGCGTAGCCCATCTTAGCCATACCACCTTTATTCATCTTTTTAAAGTCAGCACCAGAAATCTTACCGTCTTTATTCTTGTCCATTTTGTACTGCTTGCCTTTAAGCATGTTAATGCTCCTATAAAATAGTTATTGTTACTTGCCCTATATTACCATTTATTAATAATATGTTGGGAGTTAATCCAAAAATATCTAACCCTCCCCCTACAGGACTCCAACCCCACTGTATGCCCCGACTACTGGTATCACCTGACTCGCCTAGACTTTGGTCTGTACGAGGATCACGCAACGCTTGGGGATCATTTACAGGGAACTCTCCTAGCCGCAACTGCGGATGGTCTCCATTCCAACATTCGGGGCACGCCTTTATGTTAGTATTATTTCCTTTCCTGATCAGGGCTTTTAGTTCTCGCAGTTTATACTGAAACCCACACACGTCGCAGAAGGCTATAGCTTTTTTGCCTGAAGCAAACGGACTGCCCATGTTTACACGTACCCTATACGAGGCACGAACCTAGCGGAAGTCTTTTCTCTATCTTCTCCTGCGGCCAGTTCAAACTGCTCGTCGTATACCGCCTTTAACATAGGTACCCTATCAACCATGTCAGGGAGTTTTAACGCTATGTAATACGCTAATCCCGCTACGAGACAAGGGAAAAACCTAAAGTTCATATCTGCCGTCTCTATACCACTGCCAGCATCTTCTATTCTACGCATACGCCAGTAGTACAATATATAGTTGTTGTTGTCTGGTATAGGCCACACGTTTACTTTAGGGGCATCACGAAGACGCTCAATATATAGCTGTATTGGTCTACCTTGTGATAACTTGTTAGGAATAGCCGCGTAAGTACTTACGCTAATACGACTTATGGTAAGGTCAGACTGAGTAGCCGCGTTGCCATTTCCTGTACGTATTTGATGCTCTAACAAGTCTATAGTATCTGCGGGTAAGTCATAAGGAGTAGTCTGCCCTGCTACTAGCGCCAGTGTGCCCTCCTCTATAGTCCACATGTTAATTCCACGGTTCTGCCATTCTATAGTGAGTAGGTTCATAGAACGTCGCGCAGTACGCAGGTCATATCCAGAACGCATCTCACGGCCCGCACGTTCAAATGCTTCTTCAGCAATCTCCGTGAAGTCCATATTAAATGAAGCAGTACCTGATGTAGCCATATTACTTACCTAATTTTTTCTTAACGGGCTTTACCTTAGCTTTAACTTTAGCCTTGGCAGAAAGCTCATTCATATGAAATAACTTTACACTGGTTTTAGTGTGAGACTTGTTAGTATGCAGAGTGCCATCAGCCATCTTGTGACTAGAACCCTTGTGCTCAGTACCGTCTCTTTTATAGTGTTTTACACCTTTCATACTTTGTGTCCTTATCTCTTGGTAGCTGTTACGCGTTTAGGCTTACCTGCTGGTTGTCCTAGTTTTTTCTTCTCTGCTACTTTCTTTGCTTTCTCGGCGCTAGACATCTCGCCAGAGGTCTTAGGAGTCTTTCCAGATACTCTCTTAGAAGGACGGCAATAAGGTGTTTCTCGTTTGTCGCCTTTCTTTCTACCACAAGCCTTGCCAGTTTTAACGTCCTTCCAGTCCTCTTGGAACCAACGCTTTAACGAGGCTCCTTTGGCTGTTTTACGTATCTTACCACCAGACTTGTAGTATACACGCATTACTTACCAGCCTTTTTCTTCCGGCATTTAGCGATAGCTCCCGAAGCATATGCTGACGGGAACACTTTGTACTGTTTCTTGACCTTAGTATAACAAGCGTCTTTTACTGTACCGCCTTCCTTATACCCACAGCCACAGCCGCTTTTCTTGTAGTAACGTCTCATTAGCGCATCTTACAAGCACGTACGCCTTTCTTAGCCATACCTGCGCCACGAACCTTACCGCCTTCCTTATACGCTTTAGCCATTCCGCCCCCCATCATCTTCTTAACAGGTTTTTTCTTGGCTTTTGGCACGGGCTCTGAAGGTGAGGCACCTAAAGTTTGACCCATCTGCTTAAACTTGTATTCTGCTTTTTGCTCGTCTGTCATAGCATCAAACACTTTAGCGGAAAGAGGGGGGTACTTCATCATTCCTAGTTTTTTCTTCTTCATTAGACCGCCGCCTTTGTACCCTAAAACATCTTTACGGGCACGCATCTTGGCTTTTTCATCCCTAGAGGTCATGTTATTAGCTTTGTTCAAAGAGGTACCCCGTAACTTATCACCCAAATTATCCCCGAATTTATCAAGTTTTTTATCGAGCGAGCTATTTTCTCCTCGTTCTTTCTGAGCTTGATACTTTCTGACATTACTTTTATATGTGTCTTCAGATACTTTTTGGTCAAAAGCAGCTTTTTTCTTAGCTTGGCTATCTTCAAATTTCTTTTTCTTAGAGGCAACTTTTTCTTTCTTGCCCTTTCGCATGTCTGCACCAAGAGCGGCTTTTCCTTTTTTACGGGTTTCTTTACCCTTAGTAAACGCGAGAAATTCTTCCTCGTTCATGTCCTTGGGTTTGCGCTGGTTAGTTCTTGTAGTGCCTTTAGGTACAGCCATTACTATTCTCCTTATCTCATCTTACAGGCGCGTACGCCCTTTTTAGCCATGCCAGCACCGCGAACCTTACCGCCTTTATTCATCATAGGCATAGCTGCGCCACCACCCATAGCTCGTTGAGCTGGGGTCATAGGCTTTCGTTTCTTCCTAGGCATCATAGCGGCTACAGATGGATCGTTAGTCATGCCGCCCATGTTCATTTTCTTAATCTTGGGTTTAGGTTTGTCAGGGCCACCTCTAGCTTTGGCGTTTAAGAATTGCCCTAAAGTTTCTTTCTCGCCTAAGTCTTCTTTTAATACGGCTGCTTTCTTTTTGCCGTCTGCGCCCATGTAAGCATCGAAACCCGCTTTCTTAGCGCGTACTGCTGCTCCTTTACCAGTAAAGTCTTTCCACGAGCGTTTACTAGTAGGACTTTGATCTGACTTAGTTTTAGTAGGGGGCTTAGGAACATCAGTAGCAGTTTTTGTTTGCTCACTCTTTTGCTTCATAGTCGCAGATTTAACGCCCTGTCTGTTGTCCATCTTAGCGGCTGATTTTGCTTCTTTACGTAGATTAACGCCTGTAGGAACAGTATCGTTGTCTTGCGCTTTAAAGTTACCAGTAGATTCCTTAGCGAGAGAAGTGATCTTTTTATCATCTGAACCCATAAACATAGGCGCTGTAGATGCAACTGATGTGGCAGCACCAATCCGCTTACGTCCACTTTTTATGTTGGCAGTTTTTGCGGAGTCCGTGGCGGCTTGATTAGCCTTAACATTCTGGTTACGTCTTCTAGTAGTAGCGGACTTACTTTTAGCTTTAACACCTTTGACTCGTTTATCAGTAGGCTTCATCTTACTAGATAGTTCTTCCAACTCTTTTTTAGAGCCAGCTTTGCCGGATACTTTCTTCTCGACATCCATAGCCTTCTTTACTGCGCCCTTGCCAAACTTCTTCATTGCCGCGCCAACACCCATTCGTGCTACTGCCGCTAATATTGGTAATGCCATGTTCTTTCCCCTAACAATTCCACTTACGTAGACTTTTATTAATACGGCTATTTGGATCGTTAGCCGTCTTAGAACTTGTGTTGCGTTTCTTCATGCCCTGCATACGAGCGCAAAAAGACTTACGGCGGTTAGCAGCTTTAGAACCTTTCTTTAGCTTGCTAGGCTTAGTAGTTACAGCAGTCTTTAACTTACTGCCGGGATTAGCCCTCCGGTAACTAGCTACACCTTCCTTATTTAACCCCCCAGACTCGCTCTTACCTGCCTTGCGAGTCCATGCGGGGGATTTTTTGACCGCTCCACCTTTTTTGTAGTACTTACGCATAGAATAAAGTTATAGAAGACATGTTTACAGGAGAATAATCTACATACCCCCCATCTTTAAACAGTATTCCATCGTCAGGTATGTCAGGGTATTCAGAACTAGTAGCAGAGCCTACCGTAGCAAATTGCATACGAATAGTTCCTGTAGGACTAGTCTCCCTAAATGTAATAGTACCTGCTGTACCTGTATTAACAGCATACAAACCCTGTAATCGTAATCTACCACCAAATATGGGGGCTACTACGCTGTTAGAAGTACCTGCACTTACATTATTCGCGGGATCGCCCACTGCTGTAATAGAGGTAATAGAAGTCCAGTACCCAACACTAGTAGATACACCACCATCAGTACCTGTGAGACTTTCTGTAGCCGCATTTCCTAGCTGGTCTAGCCCAACAATAGTAAAGGAAATAGCGTCATCATCCCCAACGCAAGTGATAGTAATCTTTCTAGCAGCGTCAAGTGTAAAAGGACTCCCCCCAACAATTGAGAGGGCAGCATTGTTGCCTACCCCCGCAGCAAGGGATATAGCCGTTGCACTCGCTACTGCCGCAGAAATAAATGTCGATTGAATGTCAGAAGAAAAAGACATAATCTACTCCTTACGGTTGAATTGTAGTGTTAAACGCCTGTGCATACATTACGGTTATACGGACAGACCCTGCGTTAGTAGCCGCTGAACCCGTTATATTAAGACGTAAGTCTGAAGTGCCCGTGTTGCCCCACGCTAAGGTTCCACCGCCAGAAACACCAAGTGGCTTAATACCAACAGTAGTGCCTGATGCCAATGCGTTTATAAACGTACTAGCTCCACCACCAACCTGACCAACACTAATGTTTGTTGTTGTGTTTGCGGCACTAACCATGTCAACAATAATGTTAACAATTTTGGAATTTGCGGGGATTACTATGTTTGTTGCAACGGCGGCAACTGCGCCACCCGCAAGGGTTTGCAATGCATCTTGGCACGTAACTACATAGCCTACGTTAGCAACGTCAGTGCCTACAGTTGTGCCTATAGTGTTTCGGATGTTACCGGCGCGGATAGGGCCGGAAAAAGTGGTATTAGCCATTATAGAATTCTCACATGTGAGTTGAGGAGAATCTGTCTACATGTCGTCAGTCGGGTCTGTCAGATTCACCGGATTGTTTCCCGATACAGGCAAACATATCACAGTGTGTGGCTTTAAGTCAACAATAAAAAAGGGGGCCGAAGCCCCCTTAGTACAGCGTGTTACTACGCGATTAAGCGCCGGGCGAACCGTAGATACCTAGTGGATCAGATACACCGAACGAGTAACGCTCACGAGCCTTATAACGGCTGTTACCAGTGTCGAAGTCCGCGTCCATAGAAGTAGCCATTGGGCTACGAACGAAGTGCTTCAAACCATTAGGTACGTCAGTCATCATAAACCATGCATCAGTATCAGTCAGGTAATGGTTAATTGCATAACCCTGTGGAACGGCACCATTGCTCATAATAGCGTTAATGTCGTTGTCCGCAGTTCCTACGCGGCCTTCAGTCTCAAGCAAACGAGTTGCAACAAACTGTAAGGAAGGTGGGATAACTAGCTTCTTAGGCTTGGCCGCGATCAAAAGACCACGCTCATCGGTGTAGCCAGAAATCTGAATGATAGCTGCTTCCAAAGAAGTTTCGTTAAGGTCGGCTGCAACCGCAGGACGGTTAGAGTTAACACCGCCGTTAACCAGTGGGTGAGCAGTAGAACAAAGTACTTGTCCGTCGCCGTAAGTATTAGCAGCAGCAAAAGCGTTGTTAAGAATATCAGCGCCTTTAACTTGCTTAGTGTACGCCATTCCACGAGCTAGTGCTTTGGTGTAACGAGATGACAAAGAGTCATACAAGTTATCTTCAATCGCTTCTTCAGTGATTGAGAAACCCATTGCAACAGTTTCGTGAGTGTAGCGTGCAGTCCATGCTTCTTGAGCATTATCATACTCAATTGCAGAACCTTCTGATTTTGTTGGAGCTGAACCAAAACCAGATAGCTTAGTTTCTTCTTCAAAAGAACGATCAGAGGTTTCAGTCTCGAAAATCTCTTTATGCTCTTCGCCGTATTTCGCGTACTCTAGGCCAAACAATGCGTTTAGTCCGGGGAGTAGCTCTTTTAGTAATTGACTTCTTGAAATAGCCATCTAGTTATTCTCCTACGATGCCGGTACCAAACTGGTGGTACGGTAGGTTAAATTTAACCAAGACATCAGTCCTAGCGTCGCCAATGGTAGAACCAGTTTTAGTTACAAAACCGATTACTTTGAAAGCTCTAGATGCAGTCGCAGTAGTAGCGTCGAGTGCAATATTAGACTTACCAGTAGTAGTGTTTACAGAAGTTAAAGCATTCTGTGCGCCAGTCAAAGGAGCATTGTGACCAAGAGCAGTCTGAGCAATAGCAGCGTCAGCTTGTACTTGGAAAGTTACGCCCGGATCGACTATAACATAGGCAGTAGCGTTAGCAGTGCCTGAAGGGTAAAACTGAGCAAATATCAATTGACCTTCAGCATTGATGTATTCACAACCAACAAACACGCCTAGTGCGCCGATAGCGTTACCACCAAGGTTGTTATTAGTTGCGTCTGCGCCAGTGCCAGAAGCTAGTTGAACATAACCTGCATTGATCTCTACAAGAGAACCGTAGCCAATATTTTGAGCTACGCCAGCAGGAGTAATAAGAAAAGCGTCACGAGCACCCGTATAAGGGGTACCGTCAGCTTTACGTACGGGAACAAACCCGTAAGGAGCGGCTGTAGTTGCCATTTTATTTTACCTATAAAAAATTTAGTTTAAGTTCCCTTACCAAAGGTAACTTTCGATTTCCGCTCATTAAATAGCGGCATACGTGGATCATTTTCCCGCATTAGGCTGTTATCAACTGACTGCATTTGCGCCTTACTCTGTTCAGAGTAATAAGCATTGCGCTCTTGAGTGAGTTCTTCTGGAGCCTTGCATAGCATTAGTCCTCCTATAACTACATTGTCTTTGAACTTCTCGTTCTCGACGGTGACCATAGTTATTTCGGGGTGATCCGATGCTTTTACTGGTTCCCAGCCTTCACGCAATTTAGATGAGACATTAGTGGCATCCACATTACCTTGCGTACTTACACGAATCCAGCGAAATGCATAACCCGGCTCTGGAGTAGGCGAAGGTAGAACCTCCGGCTTTATCCAAGCCTTTTTGCGGGCCGTTTTTTCACGGGTGACGTTCTCGCGGTTAATTCTGTTCTCAGCCATCATACTCTCCTCATCTCTTCAGCAACCTTTTTGGCGTATAGTTCTAATGGAACACCGAGTTTTTTAGCTATAGCTACCTGTGTCTGCGTTAAACGCACCTTTTTGGGTGCTGTGCTCCGCGTTGCGGGGGCAACCACATTTGACTGTCGCTTATGTTCGGTTTCCTCTGCTTCCCCTTCAAAATTGTCAGGGAACAGCTTCTGCATACGAGAGTTTATAGTCTCGTAGTATTCATCACTTGACGGGTCTACCCCATCAGTAACAAGTTTCTCGTGTAGTCCCATAGCGTACCCAGTCATTTCTTGGTCTGAACCAAACCAAGTATTTTCCTTGGCCCAATCAGACGCTCGTTCATCCACTTGGGGGGCTTGAGCTGCACGTTCTTGAGGTAGTTGTACCTCATTGTCCTCTGTTTGTAAAGCAGGGGGTTCAAAATTCTTTAGCTTATCTGTTTTTATGTTAGCAGCATTGAGCTTTTCTTGTGCTTCAAGTACTTTATCAGCGTCTCCTGCCTCATAAGCCTGTTTATATTGGCGTTTAGCAAGTAATGCCTCTCCCGCAGCAGTTCTTTTAGCTTGTTCTAGTAATGCTGCTTGATTTTTATCTACTGTACCCTTTAGCTGGTTATTTTCTTCGACGAGCGTTTTTGCGAAACTTTCGAGCTCCTGTCTTTCGCGGTGGGCTTGTTCTTTGGCGCGACGTTCGTCGTGGTAGCCTTTGCTGAAGTGCTTAATCCGGTTACGTACTTTCTCAGAGTAATCTTCCAACTCCTCATCTGTAACCTCATTTGGAGGAGTTGAAGGCTTACGGTTACGATCAGACTTCGGTACATCGTCAACAACTTCGATTTCATAATCTTCTTCCTTTGCCTCTTTAGCAGGCTTTTCTTCTTTGGGCGGTTTACCTGAAAGGTCTATCTCAATAGCCTCACTAGACTCGATCTCAATATCATTTTTGTTGTTATCTTCGTCTTCGGGAAATTCAAATTCAACTTTTTGGAACGGCATAATCTACTCCTTACACTCGTGTTACGCCACGAGGATCGGCTACAACTGCTTCAATCGAATCATCGTTCATTAAACGATATTCAACACCACCTACTTTAAACCGTGTACCTGTATTCATACGGAACATTACGTAGTCACCCTGCTTACACCAAGGGCCAGTCGGGAACCGCTCTTTATCCGAATACGCTTGCTCTCCCATGTCGAGCACAAGCCCGATGGTAGACATGATGTATTCGTTGTGCATTTCTTTACTAGACTTAATGATGCCGCTTTCACCGTATGTATCATCTACTTCCGGCATGGCTATTAATAGCCTATAACCCACGGGAGTAGGTAATTGGTTTTCAAAATCTTCTTCTGTCGTTTCTTGCTTTGGATCAGCACTTAAATCAGTCATTGTCATCTTCCAAGTAATTACGCGAGAGGTCGTTTACATGATTCAAACAGGAAGTGAGACCTCGTAGCATTCCTGTTATTTCTTTGTATTGGGCGAAGTCTTTAGCTCCTCCATTACCTAGAAATTCTTGTGCGGAGGACATGTCATCCCCGATTTTCTTTTTTAGCACGTCAAAGACGGTATTAGCCATATCTTATTCCTTTGGTTTATTTTTGGCCTCTTTTAGTAAGTCGAGGTCAAGTTTAGTGTTAGCTGTTCGTCTGTCGGCAGCTAGTTTTGCACCCGATTTCTGGGCGTCAAGCTCCAACTCCTGCCTGTCTATATCAAGCTGCGCCTCGTCTATACGAGTATCAGCCATAGTTTTCTGGGCTTTAAGTTGTAGTTCGGCTTGCTTTATCTGCATATCACCCTGATCTTTCTGGGCTTTACGTTGTACTTCTTGCTGCTTAACCTGTAGCTCCGCTTGCTGTAACTGGAACGCTGGGTCTTGCTGTTGTTCTTGCGCTTGTTTCTGTGCAGCTTCTTGCTGATGCTGTTGAGTTAGCTGTTTACCCGCAGTAGCTACAACTCTAGCCAACTGCACTTCCATGTCCTCAGACATCTCTTGATTAGGTGCAGGTAACGGTACTCCCAGCTTCTCTTCCATCTGCGTGCGGTATCTGAACCCTAGGTGTTCTGCTATGTGCGCCTGTAACGACGCCATGATTTGCTGTGCTTGGGGGTTCTGACCGATGGTTTGGGCAATCATTGGGTCTTGCATGAATGATTGGTGCGCCGCTATATGAGCCTCGTGATCTTGATAGATAAAGGCTTTTATAGGGGTACCTGTTAGCGCGTTCATATTCTCGCTTACAGGATCGGTTGGTTTTACATCGTCTTTTGTTGGAACTAACTTATCAGCGTTCTTAATGCCTAAGACATCAATCATCTGACGGTGTAGTTGCGGCAGGTCATAAATCTGCGGGGCTTGCTGTGCCATCTGTAAGACAGCTTGATACTGTACTACCCGCTGCGCCATTGTGGAGCTATTAGGGTCACTAACAGGGATAACGTCTACTAACCTATAGTCTTCCCTACGTGCGGATACTTCCCCTCTAACGGGCACATAGCCGTACTCAGAGGGGGCGTACTCTGCCATGATAGCCTTGAGCATCTTAAACTCTTGCTTCATGGCGTAGTGGACACGGGCTTGTACCGCTGCCATAGGCTTCAACGTACGTTCTAGCAAAGCTAGCGTAGTACCTACTGGGGCATTGGCCGACATGTCAGAAATGTTCATGTCACTAATAGCGCCTAGACGACGACCTTCATTAGTGATCTGGTCTAGCAAAGCTAGTAGAGTTTGACTTGGCTCCTTATAAGGAAGGGGCATGATGTTTTCACGAATACTGCCGGAGGGTACATCTACGTCTTTAAACTCGCCCGGCTCGATGGGGGAGTCATCACCTTTAATACGTAATCCACGGGTCTTTAAGCCCCCCGGAAGATTAGATAGCGTACCAGCGTCCACCAATTGCCGTATAAGCGAGGTTCCAGCTCTAGCGTACCCACCTATGATGTGGATCAGTCCAAGGCCGTAGAAGCCAAATCCGGGCACATATACGTAGTGTACGAAATGTTGACGCTTGAGTGTTAGGTTGTCTTCCTCGTCCCAGTTACGGCGAATAGCTAGAATCTCACTGCTACCACGCTCCATTGTAACGACATAAGGCTTGGCAATCTCTTCGCCTTCTACATCATCACCTTCGATAACTAGGTCTGCGTGTACTTCATACATCGCATAGCGGTTGTCATCTGTAAGCGAAAACCCACCGTCTTCGGCTTTCTTCTCTTCTATATCTGTATGGAATGCTTGGGGTTCACCTAAATCTATGTCACGGTAGAATCCATTTACCTGTAACTTACGTATATCATTCTTAGTTTTACGCATTATATGGGTAACGCGTTCGGCAGACTCAATGTTAGACGCGCCGTATGGCACGATAACGTCTTCTGCGGGAATATAGATAGCGGTCTGTCTACCTAGGCTGGGGTCGAAGTAAACCTTCTTAAACGCCGATCCTGCCAGTCCTAGGCTATATAGCATCCGCTCGTGCTCTGGACGATACTCAACCATGTTCTCTGTAAGCTCATAGTTCATGTCCGCTTTTACACGTTGGGCTGCTTCATCTTTTTCTTTTGTCTCTTCTCCTAACACCTTCACACGTACGGGGCCAGCCGCAGGGAAAGTCTCGCTCATAGTCTCTGCTTGGAAACGAATGGCTGCTTCGGCTAAGACAGTAGAGTTCACACCACATGCG